CGAAACAATACTGCTCACCACAATATTGCGTCGGATCTTAAGTTTAAGCCCTATAACCATAGTTTTTAAGGATTTCTGAAACTGCATCTCGATTATAAGTAATTTGAATTCTTCTGTAATCTTTGAGTTTGATCTTTTCTATTAAATAAAACAAACCTATTCCTAAGAAAAATGATTTTAATATATTATGTGTAACCTCTACATCTATAAATTTTTGTAAATTGCCTTCGCTTAAATCACTTAGTATTAGAGTTTCTGACATATATGAATAACTCGCTTCCTCAACCATTGCATAATAAATTGCTTTTCCTTTTAACTCTCCTAATAAATCATCAGCTATCGCACTTGAGAATCCAATTGTTTCTAACAACAAAATAAAATTATCCCTACTCAATAAATAATATGGATCTAAAAATTTCTTTAATAAAACTTCTGCTCTTATATCTTTCGGTCCTTTTACGTCTCTATTTAATATTTTCTGCAATGCAACTAGATTTAATGGAGATATCTTATTTGCTGTAGCATATCCTAATATCTGTAAAACTGATTTATATAGATATCCTGAACCAATTGCGACATTTGGTAACTTCGACGGCTCAAATGTTTGCTCTAAAATTTTAATTTCGATTGAATCTAACAAACCATCTACTAAATTGTCAGCAGCTCTACCTGTTAACTTTTGCAATATGTTTTTAGTCTCAGTAACGTATTCTAATTTAACTATATTATTTGTAGCATTCAGATTTGAACCCTTTAAACTGATCGCAAAGTATCTATATAATCTTGTTGTATATCGTAGCATTTTTGATATATTATGTCCTTTCTTATTTAACTTTGAATATGCTGAATTACTTTTTGTTAACCTTTCTTCACTTAATGTCGAATTAAAAGCATTCAAATTTAGCTTTGGCTGTAGATCATAGTTTCCTCTAGTTGTATAATCATACTTACCTGATATTATTAAATCTACTACTCTATCTGAAAACTGGCTGTCCGTTGTGTTATCATACCAATATCTATACCTTTTAATTATATTTTTAAATCTTTTACCGTATAATAGTTCTTCTTTCAACCTTAATGCTGTCATTATCGCTGAGTTAGGCACAATAAACATAGCGTCATTTAAAGGGAAATTTATTCCACCGTCTTCTATTTTTAACCCAATTGTCGAAAATAAAGGAATTATGAAATTCTGCTCTCCTTGCTTCCAGTCTTTAGTTTTAATCTTTATTGGCATAGCTACTATAATTAGATTTAATACTAGATTATATAGAACATCACTCTTACCACCTCTTTCTATCATTAACCTTGCCTTTGAGACTATTGTTGTTAGAAATTCTATTCTCTTTACTACCATAGCCAATTCTGTACAGAATAATTGGACTCTAACGTTATAGAATATATACCCAGTTATTATGAATTTCTTTAAATAATTTGCTCTCATGTTATCTATTCCTCCTTTACTTATATTTTGCTTTAACCTTAACCCGTCGTATGTTGATGCAAATGCTTTACTTATTATTTCCATTTGATTGATTACCTCATCTGAATACGTAATGATTCTTTTATCTCCAATTATTTCGTCTTTTAATTCGTTAACTTTATAGGCTGCTAAACCATCATCTCCCTTAGCTTTATCAACTTTGGCGTTCCTTAAATCTTTAATATTATTTATTGCTAAAATTCTATGTGCCGTTCTGATTACACTAAGATTTATGATCGAATTTTCTGTTGATGTTAATAATTCCCCTGATTTCATACTGCTACTGAATAATACATATGTTTTCATCGTTCTATCATCTTTGACTAAGAGCGGTACTCTATAATTGCGGTCGTTAATCATCTTTTGAATATCATATATTGTTAAGTCTTCAGAGAATACTACATTTAGTACTTCTAACCCTTCGAGAAAAGCCTGTCGCTTGTCATCTGTTAATC